ATGAATTGTTACAAGCTAATTTTGATCATCATCGTATTTATTTTGCTAGCAGAGCTATGGATGATCATTATAGATCACAAATTAATAAAAAAATAGGTATAGAAAATCTTAAATTTTCTAACGTTTCTGACTTAGATAAGTCTGATGTAGGCGCAAGAATGATTGACTTCGTTGAGCATTTATCAGACATGATCTTTTTAACAAAAACAGAATGCGCTCTTATCCAAATAACAACTTCGGCACAAGGTATGCAAAATTTTGATCTGCCAGCAAACTTAAAACGTAAATCTGGACCAGACAAGCCAAGAAAAGATAGTTATTCTGCATTAGTATTAGGAAATTGGCTGACAAAGATTATAATTGATATGAGAACTGTTACTGTAGAAGATAATACAGAAACATTTACTCCAATGTTTATAGGATAAAAGTAACTTTGAAAGTCACTTTTAAAGTTATAAGTGTAAACTAAATAAATATGAGCCGCTCTTATAATAAAAAGTCTAATTATTGGAACAGATTTTCGAAAGGTGCTAAAGAGAATGAAAATTCTAATTTAGAAGATCTAATCAACAACAACGCCGAATCTTCACCATCTTTTGTTGGGGACTCTTTTTATGAAAGTTCCGCTAGTTACGAAAGAAATAGTTCTGGTGGTGGAGAAGGCAGCACTTCATTGCGAAGAAATTTAGCTTATATAGGTCCGAAAATTTATAAATACGGTAATATTCGTGAAGGAATGTTACCTTTCGAAATGTCAGTTAATGGTTACAATATTCGCGATGCAATTGAATTGTGCCAAAAAGCTTATGCAAATGTAGCTATTTTTAGAAATGCAGTTGATATCATGTCTGAATTTGCTAATGCAGAAATATATTTAGAAGGTGGTAGCCAAAAAGCTCGCGACTTTTTTTCTAAATGGATGAAGTACACAAAGATGTGGAATGTAAAAGATCAATATTTTCGCGAGTATTATAGAAGTGGTAATGTTTTCTTTTATAAAGTTAATGCTAAATTTACAATAGATGATTTTCAAAGCATATTAGAAACTTATGCTAATTACGATGGCTCGTCTTATGAAACAGATGTCCAGATTCATAAGTATCCTACTGCGCACGATGTTAAAAATTTAATTCCTATTCAATATATTTTATTGAACCCGTACTATGTAACTGTAAATAGAACAAGCTCTTGGAGAGATGTAGTTTATCAAAAGATTCTTTCTGAATATGAATTAGAAAGATTGCAAAACCCTAAAAACGAAAGAGATGTTCAAATTTTTAATAGCTTAGATAAAGAAACGCAAGATAAGATTAAACATGGTCAATGGGCGCAAGATGGATTGAAGATTCAACTTAATCCTACTGATGTTATATATTCTTTTTATAAGAAACAAGATTATGAGCCTTTTGCTGTGCCTTTTGGTTTTGCTGTTTTAGATGATATCAACTTCAAGATGGAAATGAAGAAGATAGATCAAGCTATCTGCCGCACAATCGAGAATGTCATTCTATTGATAACGATGGGTACTGAGCCAAGTAAAGGCGGTATCAATCATAAAAATATAAAAGCCATGCAAGGCTTGCTTAATAATGAATCTGTAGGCCGTGTTCTTATTGCTGACTATACTACTAAGGCAGAGTTTATTATTCCTGATTTGAATAAAGTTTTAGGTTATGATAAATATAAAATAGTAAATGAAGACATTAAAGAAGGTTTACAGAATATTCTTATTGGTTCTGAAAAGTTTGCGAACACAACTGTAAAAGCTCAAGTCTTTTTTGAGCGTTTAAAAGAAGGCAGAAACGCTTTCTTGAATGACTTTCTCCGTCCAGAAATGGAATTGATATTTAAGAATTTAGGTTTTAAAGGTAAATGCCCAATTGTTAAATTTGAAGAGGTTTCAATTAAAGACGAAACACAATTTAATCGCGTGGTCACGCGCATGATGGAACTAGGAATACTACCTCCAGAAGAAGGGTTGAGAGTAATTGAAACTGGTATCTATCCAACTAAAGAAGAGTTAGCTGCTGCTCAGATTAAGTTCGTTGAAGAACGTAAAAAAGGATTTTATAATCCAATCGTTGGTGGAGTACCTGTTATTGCTCCTCCAATGCCAGAAGGTTCAGTTTCAGGCGTAAAACCACCGATTAAGAAAACAACTACTCCAACAGAAAAAGGTCGCCCGCTTGGATCAAAAGCATCTGTATTCGCTAAAGATTCAATAGCAAAAACAATGGAAAAAACAAAATCTTTATATTCTGTTATCGAAGGAGAATTAAAGAAAAAATATAAGAAGAAAAATTTAAACACAGAACAGATGAAGATTGCTGAAAGTTTGTCAGAAGCAATCATTGTCGGTTGCGAAAGTGATACTTGGATGACTATAGCAGTCGATTCTCTTAAAGATCCATCGATATTGGATAAGATAAATATCTTACCTCAAATTCAAGAATTGGGCGCAGAACATCAATTAGAAACGTATTCTGCTGCACTTTTATATCACAGTACTAAATACTCAGTGTAAAATTAAGTATTATGTTTAAATATAGAACCTCATTTGAGAATTTTGTAACGGCGAGTTTAAATTTTGATAATAACGTTATCGTATCAAAAGCTTCTTTAGAGTCTCTAAAGAGTCTTATTCCTTCGTCTGTTAATTTGGATGCGAATGTTGATTTGATTGGAGCGGCTTTTAATGCCGCTTTAGTTAACAGATTTAATAAGAATGGCGATGGAATAGATACTAACACAGCAATCGCTTTTAAAAATTATTTTATACATAAGCCTACAAACATCGAACATAAGAAACAAAGAGTTGTAGGGCATATTGTTAATTCGGCGTTTTCTGCTATTGGTTCTAATGAAATTATTTCAGACGAACAAGTAAAAGGAAAACTAGATCCTTTTAATATTTCTTTGGCGGCTGTAGTTTATAAGACAGTTGATAGAAATTTTGCTGACGCTCTCATGGAGTCAAATGATCCTGAATCTAATTTATTCCAAAGAATAAGTGCTAGTTGGGAAATTGGATTTAATGAATATATGGTTGCCGTTGGAAGCTCCGACTTGAGCCAAGCTGAAATAATTACAGATAAAAAACAAATAGAAGAGTTCAAAAAATATCTGCGAGGTTTTGATGGTCCTGGAGTTATGAATGATGGAACTCCAGTTTATCGTTTGGTTACTGGTCGCATTTATCCTTTAGGAATTGGTTTTACTACAAATCCTGCTGCCGATGTTCAAGGCGTAATTATTGATGATGGTTCTTCTGAAATGATTAAAAATGATACTGAAGCTGAAGAAATAGAATCATTTGAAGTAAATTCATTAGATTTGTTACGAATAAATAAGAAAATATTTTCACAAGAAGAAAAAACTACTGTAAATACATCTAAACTAAATACTATGGATCTAGAACAAATATTATCCGCATTTAAGACCGTTCTTGCCGAAAAGCAAGAAACCGTTTCATTTAATGAAGAGGCAATTGCTAATATCTCTCTCAAAATCGCCGAGAGCATTAAATTAAAGAATGACGAATTCAAGTCTCAGCTTCAAAGCTCCGAAGAAGGTAAGCTTAAGGCCGTAGCCGAAGCCGAAAAGTTGCGTGAAGATTTAAACGCTACAATTTCTAAACTTAGCGAACTAGAGGCTGCTGTTACCGTCAAGAACAATCAAGAACTTTTCAATACAAGAATGGGAATTCTAGATCAAGAATTTGATTTTGATGATCTTGATAGATCCGTTTTAGTTAAAGATATTATTTCTTTAACAAATTCAGATGAAGCATTCGCTTCTTACAAAGAAAAACTTTCTGTAGTTTACAGACACAAGAGTAAGGCTTTTAAAACTGAACAAGAAAAAACTTTCCAAGATAGACTTGAAGCTGAGTTAGCTAAGAGGCTCAATAATGTTCAGCCAGTCGTTCAAGCGACAGAAAAGACGGTTCAAGTTGAAACCGCTTTAGCCAACGCTAAAGAAGAAGCTGCTGTTCTTTCTAGTCAGATTGAAGTTACTGAAGCTCAACCTTCTTGGAAAGAAAAGTTAGCTAAAGCTTTTTCGAAAGAAAACATAACAATTAAATACTAAAAATATATGTCACTAAGATTATATCCATTCAGACAGTATAGCGATATTGATGTTATCAATATGTTCGCTAACAGCACCTGCGATGATAATCCATTTACCAATGGTAATGGTTCCGCTGGTGTTTTCGTTAAGGTAAACGCTGGTAACTTGGATCTTGATCCAATTACCTACGGAACCAACGCTTATCTAGGCAAGACTGACTATCCATTTCTTGGAGCCGCTCAGTATCCTAGCGTTCCTCTTACATTTACTGCGGCTACCAATGACGCTCCTGTTCTTGGTATTACGCTTAATCAAACACTCGCCTTTGATGAAAATGGTGAAAAGCTACTTTATAATCCTATAAAGACAGCAGAGCTACAAGCCGTTCTCTCTGGACAAGCTGTTCCTGTCGCTACCCGTGGTATGTTCACTTTGAATGATACCGCTATCGATTGGGTTGACGCTAACATGGTTGTCAATTCTCATCTTCTTATTTCAGCCACTGCTGGTAAGGTAACTGGATTAGCTCCTACAACTACTGGAGCTTTTACTGGTCAGTACGCCATTATCGGTAAGGTATTGGCTACCGGAAGCAGAACTAGTCAAAACGGTAAGAGCGATTATTTCGCTGGTACTACTACTGGTAAATATGCTCTCGTACAATTCGATTGCGCCAACAGCTCTGTCCTCTAATCTTTAAATACAAAATAATATGAAAATCGTTTTAAAAAGAACAGATGAACAAGTTGAACTAATCAAAGCTATGGCTTCTCGCAACCGCGAGGTTGCTTACGAAGCTCAAGTTGCTTTGGCACAGTTCATTGGTCCCGTTCTAGCTGAAGTTATTAACAACGCTCCAACCGTTTCTAATCTCTTCACTAGTCTTCAATTTAATGCTGAAGATAATCCCTCAATTCCTTTGGATCTCTACTACGACATTTTTGACGAAGACTATATAAAGGTCTATAGTCAGTCTGTTGCTGGTGGTCTTCCTCAGAATATCGTTCAACCTACCTCTTCTGAGCTAAAGGTTGCTACATATAAGCTTGATAGCGCCGTAGCTTTCGATAAGAAGTACGCTGCTAAGAGCCGTCTAGATGTAGTTAGCAAGACTTTCACTCGTATAGCTCAAGAAGTTATGCTAAAGCAAGAAAGAACTTCTGCTAACCTTCTTCTTACTGCTTTGGCCCAAGCTTCCACTGGTAATTCAACCACAGCCTCTGACAACTATCACGTTTTCCGTACTGCTGCTGCTAACCGTTTCGTTCTTAACGACTTGAACAAATTGTTCACTAAGATCAAGCGTCTTAATGCTTCATTCATTGGAGGAACTCCTTCTGGCGCTCGCAGAGGATTGACCGATCTTATTGTTTCTCCTGAAATCGTCGAAGAAATTCGTGGTATGGCTTACAACCCAATCAACACTCAAGTCGCTCCAGTAGCTACTCCTAGCACAAGTTACAGTGCTGGTAATGCTCCTGTAGTCGCTACTGACGCTGTTCGTGATCAAATCTTCAGTCAAGCCGGTCTTCCTGAATTCTATGGTGTAAGCATCATGGAAATTCTTGAACTTGGTGTTGGCAAGAGATTCAACACTATCTTCGATACTGTAGCTGGTTCCACCAGTTATGCTGGCAACTATTCTATCACTACTTCTGCTGCTGCATTCGATGGATCAACTGAAGAAGTCATTATCGGTCTTGACAGAAGTCGCGATTCCCTAATTCGCGCCGTCGCTGTTGATTCTGATACTGGATCTGAATTCAATCTCACCGCTGACGATCAGTATACCCTTCGTCAGGGTAAGATCGGTTATTATGGCGGTCTAGAAGAAGGACGTATGGTTCTCGATAACCGTGCGTTGGTCGGTCTAATTGTCTAATATATACTAAAACAAAATTGGCGTTATCCGAAAGGGTAACGCCTTTTTTATTGAATAATATCAAATTAAACAAAGTATATTATATGGCGAAAAAGTCTAAAAAAAATGAAACCCCCAAATCAGCTTTAGACGATCTCATTTTAGCTGATGGAAAAACTACCGAACCTTTTGAAGATTCTGATATTAAAAAAATAAGAGAATTAGAAGAGATTTTAGGTGTAAAAAAAGTCAATCCTTTTGGGACTTATAATATAGAAATTTTTAAAGAACGATTGAGCGATATGACTAATCTAGATTTACAAAATTTATGTGAAAAAATTGGTGTTTTCGCAAGTGGATCAAGAATGCAGATCAAAGAAAAGTTACTGCGTGAATTCAAGTCTGTATCGAGAGGAACGATTTCCATGACGAATGAATCACCAAGTATAAAATTAGATCCCAGTAACGTTCTTCATAAAAAAACTTTAAAAATTCTCGGAGAAATATAATATATATTACAGTACATAATTATGGAACAGAATCAAATTAATCTATCACAAGTAAGCGACATCCAACTAAAGGCTTTCGCTTATGATGAACTCGGTAAGATCGAAATGGCTCAGGCTAATCTTCGGACGATTAATCAAGAGCTAAGTAATCGTGCTAAGGCCGCTTCTGACGCATCTAGCAATGGAGTCGTCAATTCGGATCTGCCAGTAGTTAAGTAAAAAATTATAATTCACAAACCCAAGCGTAAGCTTGGGTTTTTTTTGTCTCTATATTTAATATATAGTGTAATAATTATCAAATGGCTACTCAGTTAACAGTCATAAGAGGCGACACATTTCCCACGCAAACGATAACTGTCACATCAGATTCGTTGGATTTTACCAACATCGTTTGTAGCGGACAAATACGCCCTCATCCTGATGGAAATTTATTGTATACATTTGTGCCAACAATTGTTAGTGGAATAAATGGAACTGGCATAGTTGAATTTAGTTTTCCGTCTAGCGTTACGAAAACGCTTCCTCCTATAAATTTATACGGTGATTTGCATTTTTATTCTACAGGTATTCAAGATCGTACACTTTTCGAATTTAGATTAGACGTTTTAGCAGATGTAACACATTTATAAAATGCCTATCGATGTCAATACTTCCTCTAATTCTAATAAGATTAATGTAACCGTTGGAGGCGGATCGAATATTACTGTTGTTGAAAGCAGTAATAATAATAATGTTTTAATAGAATCTGTTGCGCCAGCAGGTTCCGCTTCAAAAGTTGTAGAAAGAGGTCCGTCAGGAAGTTCTGGCACAAGTGGATCTTCTGGTAGTAGTGGAAGCAGTGGAACATCTGGAACAAGTGGTTCGTCAGGCACTTCAGGTTCCTCTGGATCAAGCGGGACTTCTGGAATAAGCGGAACTTCAGGAATTAGTGGTACTTCTGGAACAAGCGGAACTTCTGGTGTAAATGGAACTTCTGGATCAAGCGGAAGTTCTGGAACTTCTGGAACTACTGGTAGTAGCGGAAGCTCTGGAACATACGGATCATCAGGTACAAGCGGTTCTTCTGGATCAAGTGGCACTTCAGGCCAAAATGGAACTTCTGGAACGAGCGGAAGTTCTGGAACCGCTGGAACTTCTGGAACCACTGGTAGTAGCGGAAGCTCTGGAACATACGGATCATCAGGTACA